TGAACCATATCTCCGTGATGTTCAGGCAAAGAGAGGACTTTTTGGATTCTTGGTTATTTGTGATGAAACAAATAACACTCCTGACGTAATTGATAACAATGAGTTCAGAGCTGACATCTTCCTGAAGCCAGCTAAGTCTATTAACTACGTTACACTTACCTTCGTTGCCACCAGAACTGGTGTAAGTTTCGAAGAAGTTGCTGGTAGAGTTTGATTTTAGATTATAAATTACTAAAGGAGGAACCTAAAAATGGCACAAATCCCAACAAGAGGCATTTCACAATTTAAATCAAAACTTATTGGTGGAGGTGCTCGTCCTAATCTTTTTGAGGTTGACGTTACTTTCCCAGCTGGTGTCAATCTTTCAGTTCAAGGTGATGGAACCGGTCAGTTTGACAAAGAAAATTTCCGTTTCCTTTGTAAGACTGCTGCACTTCCAGCTTCAACTGTTACTCCAATTCCCGTTCCTTTTAGAGGAAGAGAATTGAAAGTTGCTGGTGATAGATCAATCGACGTTTGGACAGTATCGGTAATTAATGATGAAAACTTCTCACACAGAAGAGCGTTTGAAGCTTGGGTTCAAAACGTAGCTCAGTATGGAGATCATTCTGGTTTAACCAACCCTAATGATTACATGGGAAATGCTATTGTTTATCAACTTGGCAGAAGTGCATCAAACACTCAGGGAAATAACACCACTGGAGAAAATGCCAATATTTTGGCACAATATCGTTTTATCGATATTTTCCCAACTGGTATTTCTGAGATTGGACTTTCTTATGACCAAGGAAACACTATTGAAGAGTTTACTGTTGAGTTCCAAGTTCAGTACTGGTTCCCAGAGGCAGCTGGAACTGGAGCATAATAAATAGATCATAAGTAGACAAGAACTTTAATAATGGCAAAATTATTTGGATTCTCTATTGAGGATACTGAACCACTATCTCCGAGTACAGTCAGTCCTGTTCCTCCCAATAATGAGGATGGGACTGACCACTACTTGAGTAGTGGTTTTTTTGGTTCTTATGTTGATATTGAGGGAGTTTATAGAACTGAGTTTGATTTAATTAAACGATATCGTGAGATGGCACTTCATCCAGAATGTGATAGTGCTATTGAAGATATTGTAAACGAAGCAATTGTATCAGATACGAATGATAGTCCTGTTCAGATTGATTTAGATAATCTAAACGCAAGTGACGGTATTAAGAAAAAAATCAGGGATGAGTTTAAGTATATTTTAGAACTGTTAGATTTTGATAAAAAGTCTCACGAAATCTATAGAAATTGGTATGTTGATGGTCGTCTTTACTATCATAAAGTAATTGACTTAAAAAATCCACACGAGGGTATTCAAGAACTTAGATATATTGATGCACTTAAGATGCGTTACGTAAGGCAAAATAAGAAAACAAAAAATGACGATCGCACATTCGCAAGAATGAGATCTGATAATCCTATGGATTATGAGTTCCCAGAGATCGAAGAGTATTTTGTCTACAGTCCAAAAACTGCATATCCAACACAAAATCCAACTGCTTCTGGTGCAAATAATGGAATCAAAATGTCAAGGGATTCCATCACTTATTGCACTTCAGGTCTTGTAGATAGAAATAAGGGATCAACACTTTCGTATCTTCATAAAGCCATTAAGTCCCTCAATCAACTTAGAATGATTGAGGATTCTCTAGTAATCTACCGTTTGTCTCGTGCTCCAGAAAGAAGAATTTTTTACATCGATGTTGGAAATCTTCCTAAGGTAAAAGCAGAACAATATCTCAGAGATGTAATGATGAGATATCGTAATAAGTTAGTATATGATGCTAACACTGGAGAAATCCGTGATGACAAAAAATACATGAGTATGCTTGAAGATTTCTGGCTCCCTCGTCGTGAAGGTGGTAGAGGAACTGAGATCTCTACACTTCCAGGTGGTCAAAATCTTGGAGAGATTACAGATATTAAGTATTTCCAAGAGAAGCTTTACAAGTCATTAAATGTTCCTCCAACTAGAATTGGTGGAGAAGGTGGTTTTAATCTTGGACGTTCATCAGAAATTTTAAGGGATGAACTTAAGTTCAGTAAGTTTGTTGGTCGTTTGAGAAAGAGATTCTCAAACATGTTCAGCGATATGCTAAGAACCCAACTCATTCTCAAAAATATTATTACTCCAGAAGATTGGGAGGTTATGAATGAACATATTCAATATGATTTCCTCTATGATAATCACTTCTCCGAATTAAAAGATGCAGAACTTTTGAATGAAAGATTGAGTTTGGTAGCAACTGCAGAACCTTATGTTGGTAAGTACTTCTCAGTAGATTATGTAAGACGTAAGATTCTTCGTCAAACTGATCAAGAAATTATTGAACAAAATGATTTAATCTCAAAAGAAATTGAAGATGGGACAATTCCAGATCCAGCTATGATGACTGTTGATCCACAAACTGGACAACCAATACCATCATCCGGAGGTGGTGCAGCTGCTATGGATTTGGGTCAACCAGTTATGGAACCTGATATAAGGGACCAAGAAAAATCTGTAGAAGTTCCTGAGGGTGGAGAGATCTGATAAATAAGAAAGACATTCAATTTTACGGGTATGGATGAACTAATGGATATGATTGTTTCTGATGAGAGTCCTTCTCAAATCAGTGACAAGATTAAAGATATTCTTTTCTCAAAAGCTGCAGAAAGAGTTGATGAATATAAACCAGTAGCGGCAAATTCCTTATTTGGGAATGAAGAAGATACTGAAGAGTACGAAGAATCATAAATAAAAAGTATAAGACTTTATCATAAAAAATGCAAAGAACTAAGATAATTGAGACTGAAGTTTCTACAGGAGCAACTGCCGGTGCTGCTACAAGTATTGGTAGTGCTACTTGTGTAAGAATTCACAATAATACTGGCAGTATTGTGACCGTTGGGGTTTCAACAATTGTTGGAGCGGCAACGACAAATTATTTCACTATGCCAGCAAATTCTGTTGAATTTCTTGAAAAACTTCCAACTGATGTTATCTGGACTTCATCATCTATCAAAGCATCAAAAGTAGGATTCACTAACTAAAGCCATGAAACTCATCAGAGAAGAAATCGAACAGGTCGAATTTATCGTCGAAAACAAGAACGGTAAAAAGTCACTTTTCATCGAAGGAGTTTTTCTCCAGGGAAACATTAAGAACCGTAATGGTCGTATGTACCCTATGGAAACTCTTCGTCGTGAAGTTGCTCGATATAATGAAAACCATGTTGTTCAAGGTAGAGCACTTGGGGAACTCGGACATCCCGATGGTCCAACTGTAAACCTGGATAGAGTTTCTCATAAGATTGTTTCTCTGAGAGAAAGTGGTTCTAACTTTATTGGAAAAGCAAAGATTCTCTCTACCCCTATGGGTAAGATTGCAGAATCTCTGATTTCCGAAGGTGTAAAACTGGGTGTTTCTTCTCGTGGTATTGGTTCTCTCCGTATGACAAGAGAGGGAATCAATGTTGTTGGTGAAGACTTTATGTTAGCAACAGCAGCTGATATCGTTGCTGATCCTTCTGCTCCTGATGCTTTTGTTGAGGGTATTATGGAAGGAAAAGAATGGGTATGGGATGGTGGAATCCTTCGTGAAAAATATGCACATAAAACCTACAAGACTATCAACACTCTTGTAGACCAAAAGAGATTGGAGGAGAATAAACTTAACTTATTCAACGATTTTCTCGCAAATCTTTAATTTATAAATAAATATAGTTTATAACTAAGGTTAAACGGAGAGTTCAAATGTCTCGTGGAGATTTACAAGAAATGGAAGTAGGCACTAAGCAATCCAAAACCGCCGTTAATGCTGGAGCAAAAGCAGCGGAAACAATGGATACTTCAATTGCTGGTTCATATGAAGATCTGGGTGGCCCTACCCCAGAAAATTATAGATCTGATGATGACTCAGCAAAGCTGAAAACCCCCGGCAAGACCCTTTCACAAGTAAAGGATGTTGTCAATAAGGGAGCTAAATCAGCTGATGCTATGAAGGCTGTTAAGGAAGAAGAAGAACTTGAAGATGAAGAAGTTCTTGCCGAAGTTGAAGAGACTGAAGAAGAATTTGTAGAAGAAGAGACTGAAGAGTATGACATCGAAGAAGATGTTAATGCACTTCTTGGTGGTGAGGAACTCTCCGAAGAGTTTAAAGAAAAAGCAAGAACTATCTTTGAAGCAGCTCTGATCTCTAAGGTTGGAGAAATCAAAGAAGCTCTTGAATCACAATATGAAGAAAGACTTGTAGAAGAAGTCGAAGAAATCAAAGAAGCACTTAAGGAAAGAGTTGAT